TTCTGTTCCTTTTGACTGTTCTGCTAAAATCGCATCCTGCATTGCCTTGATAAACGCATCACAATCAAACGGAATCTGACCAACGATATTAGCAAATCGAGACTTAGAATCTACAGAATAAGAATCATCCCTAAAACTAATAATTCGGCTCTCACCAGTAACTCTGTCAATAGTAATATCTTTTTTATGAATATCTTTTCTTCCTGTTTTTTCTTTGACAATCTCCCGATCAATGTATGCCAGACCAACAAAGTGCATCTTGTTTTTAATCTGATTAAAATATCTCTGTGTAGAATCAGCTGTCAGTTTAGAATAAGATTCCTGCGTGATCGGATCTACAATATCGGTGCGTTTTACATGCCCGATAATAATTGAATTAACGCCAACGTTTTTCAGTTCCCACATCGTATCGAGAACAAGACCAACTGCATAGTCTAATCCTTTACCAAACCCGCCAAACGCAGAATTGATGCTATCTACACGGTTATCTGGTTTTTTCTTATTATGCTGACGAATTGTCTCGATTTCTGCTAAACGCATCAGTTCGTCAAAACTATCAAAAATAACAACCTGTAAATCTTGGTAATCAGTTGTTTTATTATCTACAATATCGTCTACTACGTCTACAAGTTTTTGCCAGTCTTCAATTGGCTCTGATACAATTCCCTCAATTGCCGATGCTCCATCTTCACGACCCATATCGAAATGAATATATCCATCAGAACCAACTAATTTCTCACACATCTGATAAATAATAGTTGTTTTACCAATACCACCTTCACCAAGCAGACAAATGTTATAGTGCAGTGGATTTAAGTCTACATGATTTTTCTTTCCGTATTTTCCCATCGTTACCTCTTAACCGAATAAATTTTCTTCATCATCGTCCATTACAGCATCGTCAAACATTTCAGATTCTTCTTTTTCTTCTGGCTGATGGTAATGATAAATTTCATCCTCAAAATCAGAATCACTCATATCACATCCGACAACACCATCTTCAAACTCTCCCATAACAATAGGGGAAATCAGACGCATTTCCTGTACACGATTTCCAAATGTTTTTTCTTTGAAATCGTCCAGTGTGTTAATTCCCGCATCAATGCACTTTTTCTGCATTTTGGTTAAATCATCATATGAAATTTCTGCTTCTTCTGTACCATTAACAACACCACATGTCCATCCCATATGAACGTAACCTTTCTGTTTCAGTTTCAGAAATTCATTCATTCTGAAATCAACAGCGGCTTTTTGTTTTTCGTTATCAAAGTCAACTTTAGAACAGTTAAAAACAAATGTGCTTGGCACGTATTTGACACCGTTTTCTTTGTCAATATAAGCCTTCTGATAACCATTCAGCCGAACGATTTTTTCTTTTTTCCAATCGGCAGTATCTAAAGATTCTTTGTTGTAATATACATCAATGCTTGTGCGCAGTTTAGATTTCGTGTCTGCATCTACGACCGAAACATACTGAATTTCATAACGTGGTGTAACTTTACCCTGATATACATTCATACGAATCCTACCAGACACACGGAACTTTTTATCTTTATAATCTTCATAATTATCCATGAAGTATTCAATTGCGTCATATGCAGAGATAAATTCCTTACGCTCATCGAATGTCACAGAATATTTCATCATTGCATTTGCAACATTGTCCGAATCAAAACGATCTTCCCATTCAATCTCGACACGTTCTCTGTCAGTTGTAAAAACTTTAATGGTATCTGTTCTCATACCAAACAGTTCTACAAATGCCATATTATGATCTGACTCTTTGATCCCAAAAGATAACGAGTGATATTTATCTCCACTTTTTGTCTTTGCTGTACGGCACATGTTTGGCGCACCGTCACGTTTTGGCACGAATAATTCTCCTACGAAATTAAATTTATCTACCATATTATTTCCTTTCTCTATTTAGAAAATCTTTCTGAAATTTTTTCTAGCCATTGTTCATCATTGTCTGTTAGATTAAATATACGGATACTTCGCTGACATACTGGACAGCGATCAATAACCATTTTTAACGGTTTAATTGTTTTGCAAAATGTACATTCATACATCCCCATTTCTAATTCTTGCAATTTTATTCATATGGACTCCTTTCTTTATATTTTTTATTGTTTTAAACACCCCCAACTGGACTCGAACCAGTAGTGTAGCAGTCAAAGTGCTATGCCTTAACCATTTGGCGATGGGGGTAAATTGGTGGAAGAACATCCACCAATTCTAAGAAGGAAAGGAAACTATATTTTGTTGACAGTTCCAAAGAACTTCATCAACTGTAATTATCTTACCACTTTCTAGTTACTCTGTCAACTGTAAATTTATAATTACTTTACTTTTTTGGAAATTCTTTTATCCATGATAAATATTTTTTTGTTTGATAAGCATAAATCTGATTCAAAATTTCTTTTGCTGTGCGTTCATTACCAATAGCAGACAATCCTGCACAACCATATTTGTCTTTATGTATCTGCTCATAAACTGCTTTTCTATCATGTGATAATTCTTCATATAACGCTCTAACATAAGTTATATATCGTTCCACATGATATTCCAATTCACTAACACGGAACTGATAATAATTCCAATACATCGTAAATTCCGTTGACTTTTCATTAAGCGCACCTTGATTCACGTTTGGATCTTGAATCAGCTTTATCATCTTACGTTTAGAAAAATTTGTTCCAGTGCGCAAATAATGATAAGCAATATAAGACGGTGACTTCACTTTGATTCTGTGAAATTCTTTATCAACAATTACATAACCCTCGTCCGTTATGTGATCTTTTGTATTTAATCGCTCTGCATGAGATACACAATGTTCCAAACTGGTGTATCTATGCGTAGATGGTCTGCTAATTCCGATATTGTCTTGCCTGATTTCCTCACCACTGATATTTTGTCTGGCGGCTAAATAATACAATCTCGTAATTGGATACTTAACAACAATCTGCGTGTAAGGACTAATCAACTCAAACATATAGGTAACATATTTTTGTAGCTTATCAAAATTCAGCTGATTATAATTCTGTGCCATATGGATCAAGTCATTCCACGTGTAGGAAACATATTCGTTTTGATAAGCAATATTATCTGTAGTAATACAGCCGTTGGTACTCCACTGCCATTCACCAATAGCTTCGTTGTACCATAATTTCACCAACGAACCATCTATTTTATCATAGACAGTAAAGTTACCCATTATCCAATCAATCGTGTCAGCGTAATACTCATTCCAGTTGCCAAATTTATTCATAGGAAAACAAACCACTCTGCAAGTATCTATGTTTATAATAATTCCTCTGGCTTCTCGAACTATTTCATCAGAAAAATTTGCTCCCTGCCTATAATTGCAAATGATTAAATTCCCCTCTTGTTTGACGGTGATTTGTTTATCCTTTAGTACCTGACGCCAGTTTGGATCTTTATAAATAAGCCTACAGATATAAGAATTGCTAATCTTTGGTTTCAATATATTATTAACTGGTTTCATTTAGCAAGCTTGTCTCCTTCAAATAAAATCTGTAATTGATTTATCAAACTGTCTCCTAATAAATTTTGCCATTTTACGTTTGTGTCAATCTTTACCGTGTACAACAACATGTGCCACTGGATCAAAATTGCTCGTTTTAGTAAATCACAGTTTTCTCTGGTAAAGAAAAAACTATCATACGCTCCAACGTTCTGGTGTCCAAAATAATGCGCCTGTTTGTCAACCTTTGTTTTTGTTTGCGTTTTCATTTTTCCAATATCGTGGATACAAGCGGCATAATACAATTCATCTTTCTTTCCAGTTGTACTCAACACATGTTCTGCTGTTTTGCGCATATGATCTCCGAGCAACAATGTGTGATGATAATTTTCCTGATTAAAATTATCTGCGTCTTTTAACCATTGATAATATGTTGCATCATTATATTCAAACGAATAATGTATTTTTATATCGTCCCACCCCTCATAATAATACGGTACTACAAAGGAACGATACATACGTTTTATAACTTCAGTCGGAACTCTGCGTTCTCGACTGAGATTGTTAATTAAACACTGTTCATATTGAGTCATTACCAAAATACATTCCTTTTGACACTCTGGTAACTGTTTTAATAAATTCATACGCTTTTTATAATTGATATTTGTTGCGTCATAAATTACAGAAGTACCTTTTTGTAAATACTCTCGTGTCAGTTTATTCATATGATTAAATACTTCTGGATTATGCTCTTGATTTTCAGCATCTCCGTATAATTCTGCTCTGATTTCATCAGAACTCAATATGACAGCGTTTAATTCTGTTTTTAGACTTTTTGCCAACGTTGTTTTCCCACTGGCGGGCAATCCAATTAGCATAGTAAATTGCGTCATAATTTTACCTCTTCATCTCTAGTATCACGATAACCCTAATTCTTCTGGTGTGTATTCGACGTTATAACTCATATTTTCGTACATATGACCTGATGGAAATTCTGGAAACTCTAACTTTTCACCAGTTTTAAATTTCACAAGTAACCTATTATTGTGTGTTACGCCTGTTTTATTTCCAGTGGGAATCAATAACAACATAATATATTTTACTTCTGGTAATGGTTTCAGAACACTATTCAAATATTCCTTTTCGATCTCGTCAATAATATCTTCTCTAAACTGAATAGCCATTGATGGTAATGAATTAGAAACTAAACATTTGAATTTTTCATTAAAACCACCTAATATACATGTTGATCCACTACTATGATATGTACAAGAAACTACATTAAATCTCGGTTTACTTTCATAAAGAACTAAATCTCCATTGGTATCTCTCATAATCCACTTATA